CACTAGCCTTAGGAAAAAAATTAGTTTTTTTTAAAAGCTTAACCTGCTTTTTTTAAAAGATCAGTTTTTGCATCAATAACACTTTGTTCATTGATCTTGACCTTTACATCTTTTAGTTCAATGTCGATCCACTTCATGTCGGTAGTTACTCTACCCTGTTGTAATGCTTGGGTTGCCCACTGCGATTCCAACTGAAGCTTCTTCGCCACTAGTTCTTGTAGAGACATCTCTGTCAACCTCCTCAAACGTTATGAAGACACGGTCAGGATCGTAAAAACCCTCATCCGTACCTTTTATTTCTCCTGATTCAACGCATTTAGCAAAAGACTCAAGAGCTGCTTTATCATCCTCTGCTGATAATGTCTTATCGACATATATATTCTTATATCGGCATTGGATACGATATAGCTTCATAAGTTATTATATTGATTAGTGGCCATTTTTCAAGCCCATAGGAAGGTCAACAAGATTGACCATTTTGACGGGTTTTTTAGGTTTTGCTGGGGGTAAAATAATTTCTTTACACTCAAATTTAGCATAAATTCCAAATTCATTGACATCATCTTTACCTATTTCTGTAATTTTCTCAAGAGAATTTTCATAACCTTTTACTAAACAATCATAATGATTGTCATACATAGTTGTTATCGGAAATGGCTCCATACAGGTAGTTGCAACAGATGAGCAAAGTATCATAAATAGCATTATTTTCATATAATATTATATCCCATTTTTTTCTTGCAAATCACATTAAAATAAATATATTGGCTGCATGAATAACAAGGAGGATATCATGGATAATGATAAAACAAAAGCCACTGAGTCATCAGCTGCGGCTTCAGAACCGTTAGTGCTGAGACCTGAGTGGGAATACAAGCCAAAAGACCTTGATGAACCAAAACAATCTAAATTTGTTTTAACTCATCATGAAGATACCCATGAAATAACTTTGCATGTAAATGGTGAAGAGTACCGTAAGTTTAAATGTAAAGATAATCTAAGTGGATCTATTAAATTTCACGAAGGTTTAGATAAGGTATTGGGTCTATTCAGAGATTGGAAATTTTATGACAAAAATTAAATCCAAATCTGAAGTCTTCAAAAAGTTTGTTGAGGATGTTGATAACATTCTTGATAGAACTGAGATAACAGATGCTGCTGGTAATCCAACAGATTATCATGGCGATCACTTTCAGGCACAAATGAAACGTCTCACTTCAGTTACTATGCAGTTTGAAGATGTGCCTGTTTGGCCTATTAATGAGGTTATTGCTACAAACTTATTGTGGGATGAAATCGAGGCAAAACAAAACGAACAGGATGAACAAGATGCAAACAGAAATACTTAAATTTGTATTCTTGATTATGTTGTTGGTCATACCACCAAAAATTTTTTTACTGATTTTTGGTATTTTAGCGTATGCAATTTTAAACTAACAAGGAGAAGATATGCCAGTAAATGTAAAAAACAAATTGTTTGAGACTAGAGATTATTCTATTTTCAAACGAGCTAGAGGTAATAGACCTGTAGACAAAGCTCATGTTGCTCAGCTTAAAAAATTAATAGCTGATAAAGACATAGGCGATCCTGTAAAAGTAAATCGTGGACTTGAAGTAATTGATGGTCAACATACCTTACAGGCAAGAAGGGAACTAGGTTTACCTGTACCCTATATTATAATCAACTCAGACGATCCATTGGACATAGCCAGGTTTAATACTGGTAGAAAAAATTGGTCCATGGAAAGTTATCTTGGACATCATTGTGCAAGAGGTAAAATGGATTATAAGATCTGTAGACAGAAAATGGATCAATGGGGTTTTCCAGTTACCGAAACTATGATCTTGCTGCTTAAAGGCACAAGTAATCATAAACGAATGACCAATGATTTCAAATTGGGTAATTTTAAGATACCTGCAGGTGGTATTGCTAATATCGACCGGATTGGGTTTTGCTTAAATGTGCTTAGAAAGTATTTTGTAAGCGAGTCTGATAGCAAAAGACGATTAAAAAGGTCAGTTATATCTGCATATATCATATGTGATAGACACCCTAAATTTGAATGGTCACGATTTGAAAGAGCATGTAGAAGTAAATCTGCATTGTTTTTAAAAGGCACATCAAGAAATGATTTTATTGAAATTTTTCAAAAAATCTATAATGGTGGTCTTACAAGATCGAAAAGAATCAATCTATTAGATTGGGCTATAAACAGAGAGTACGAAACTTTTACGGAGGAGTAATATGAACATCAACAAATGGAAGAGTTGTGCTGTAGATATTGATTCATATCACATTATTAGAGCTATGGGTAAAAATGGTTTTAGAAGACCAGGAAGCATGATAGCCAAATTAGTTGATGAAGAGGTCAAAAAGATAGCTAAGAAACAAGGTGTATCTCATGATACTATGAAACAGAATTTGCTCAAACAAGGGAAGTCCTTAGTTAGCAAATAAATCCTAGGTGTGGCACCGGGAGACTGGTGCCACTTTATACTTGCAATTCATTTTAAAATAATTATTAATCACTTATACGTATTCCTAGCCTATATGAAAAAGTGGGGCTTAAAACACTTTATTTTCACTGAACAATTACACTAAATTAACTTAATTAGGAGATTTTGTGGGACAAAAGGCTAAAAAAAGTAGCCCTGAAGCATTAGATGCAGCGTTAGAAAAACTGGTGGTATGCTGCCCTGATAAAAGAACATATGATTCTGTAACCAGTGTCATGTTTCAATTGTACTGTGGAAATGATTATGGACTAGGAAATTTCAATCTTTCATTGCTTGACCGGTTTGAGCAATGTTGGCAGTCAGGTAGGCAGAAAATTGCGAAGTCTAAGGGTATTAAACTGATTGTAACAAATGCATAGATCACAGTGTGAAATTCATTATCCATATCTTTTCCCACACTGTGGTCTTGCACATGGATAAAACTGAACTAAATAATTTACATAGATTAAATCTAAATGCCTGTAAGCTTCTTAATGGCCAGGAGCGATACGAGTACATAGATGAACTCTTAGTTGATTATAGGTGGTCAGTTGTAGCCGATGCTCCTAGAGAACATCAAAGGTTACTCCGTGAATTATTCTCCAAGCTTGTTAAGACTGTTGGGCACTAAATTAGCAGCAGAATTTATTACAAGACAACGGCCACCGGAGCAAAAACTGTTTCAAGCAATAATATTACAAGCATTAGAAGATGCCATAAGCACTAGTGGTGTTAAAAAAGATACTTATTGGAAAGAAGATAGTCACAAATGGTTTTTAGAAAATAGTAAAAGTTTTCAAGAAATATGTTGGTTTGCTGATCTAGATCCTGAAGTTATCAGAGAAAAATATGTATCATTAGTTGATAACGGTAAAGTTGTATTTAATGAACTACAAAAATCATGGATTAATTATAGAGAATGTTATAGACTTTATAGAGCTGCCAAAACAAAAGAGGAAAGAAAAGAAATAAAAAAACGTATTGATAAATTAGGTCGATGAAATTTTTTATAGAACCAATATTTAAAATAGAGTTTTTTAAAATACAATGTATTAATTTTTTTGAAAAAAGAGAACACATTGAAAGGTTATTAGAACAATATCCCGAAATACAATCTGAAAATTTTACTACAAATAGAAATAAATCTAACATGACTTGGGAGCTGCAGGAGGTATTTAAAGATGAGTTTAGTTTAATTAGAACTAAATTTAATTCTAAAATTAATTTACAAAGAGCCTGGTCAGTAACTTATGATAAGGGTGATTACCATATTCCACATAATCATGGGTCATTAGGCTATGCAGGTATTCTTTACCTTAGGATGAAAAAGGGATCTCCAGGCACTACTTACATTCAACCATGGAATAATGAAAAAGATCAAAGTGTCTTATATGAACCAGAGGTTAAAGAGGGTGATATTATGATTGTGCCACAATTTTTAACACATTTTACTAGACCTAATAAATTGTATTTTAAAAAAAGAATTTTATCTTTTGATTTTACTTTAAATGATTGAATTAATTATATTAAATGATGGTCTTTACCAACTGGTGCCAGTGAATCAAGAGATGTTAAAAGGTATAGAATTGATTACTGAGGCTAGTTGTTTCGATTGGTGTAGTATTCTTAGAGCTAAATTAAGTGGTTATGCTGAGTCTATTAATTTACATGTAATGAATGATGGGAGTGGGTATTTGTTTGGTTGTCTTTGTAGATAGTCATGGTGGCCTTACAAATTTTGTACCGGGCGGTAAAAAAAGATCATTGGTATAAGGAGCCAAGACAAAACCCGCCCAGCACGATGATTCAAGGTCAAATAACATTAAACCCATAACCAACAATACCTTATTTTAGCCTTACTTACAAATTCTATTATATAGATATTTCAGAGTAACTAACAATAAAAACAACCCACAGGGGTCAAACAGGTGTCCCTGGTGTCCCTAAAAGACTATTATTCAAGTATATCAATGGTTTTAATCAATATTTATGGTGTCCCTGTGGTGTCCCTATGGTGTCCCTCAGGGACACTTGCGGGAACGCAACCAAAAGAAACACAAGATGTAGTCATAGGTTGAAATAATCTATATAATAAAAAAATCATGATGAAAAAATTAATATTTGATACTGCGAAAGCAGCATTCAAGAGAGGTTTTAAACAATTTAAAACTCAAAAGGCCAGAGCTAAAACACATGGCACACCTGTTGTTCCTTATGATTTGGTAAAAGAAGACATTAAAAGAAAAATTAGAGGCACAAAGTTTACAAGTAAGGCAGAGATTAAAGCAACTCCAGGTGCTAGAAGAAGAATATTGTTAAGAATTGAAAGATCAAAAAGAACTAAGGTAAAAAATAGAAAACCAGTAATTTATGGTAAAGCATACGCATCTGATAAAGCAGGTAAGACTATGCAGATTCAACCACTTACATTTAAACAAAGAAAACTCATGAAAAAAGAAATGGCAGAATCAGCAAAAAGAATTTATGCACAAATGTTGAGAAGAAATAAGAAAAAAGGTGGTGCAATAAAATTAAAATATGGCGGGATTAAAAAGAAAAGAACTTAGAACAGAACTTGATTTAACTATAAAACAAAAAGTTTTTGTAGAAACGTTAGTCAAGAACTGGGGAAATATTACTCAAGCTGAAGCTTTAAAACAAGCTAAGTATGAATGTAAAAATGAGAATGATTATTCGGTTATTGCATCTAGGTTGATGAATAGAAAATTAAACCCACATGTTGTTAAGTATTTTGATAAAAGATTTGCAGAAGAAGTTAAAATTTACGAGGGTGATAAACTCAGACGTTACAAAAGATTAGAACGTATAGCAGATAAAGCTGAGAAGAAAGATCAGTATGCAGCAGCAATTAATGCTGAATATAGGTCAGGACAATTAGCATCTATGTATGTTGATAAAAGGGAAGTAAAAGTAACTGGACTGGAGGGTATGTCACGTGAGGAACTTGAAGGTAAACTCAAAGAACTTACACAAAAGATCGATGGATACAACGCCAAGACAATTGAAATCAAGGCAGAGGAGATCGGTCAAAAATCTAGAGTGGAGTAAGTTTATCAAAGAATTCAATATGGTGCATAACTCTACTATGTTCACATCAGTAGGTACGGTAAATGTTAAAACGAAAGATTACGATAAATAAAAAAGCTAAAAATTGGCAAGATAGATATCCTCTCGTCTCGGTTCAATGGTTTGATATTTGTAGTGACAGCAGTTGGCAGAGCATACCAGCAGCTCAGGCAGCGAAGCTCCCTGTTTGTGTAACCAAAGGACATTTATTAAGTCAGTCTAAGGGGATTACAAGAATATTTGGTGATTACTCAGAGAAAGATGATGGGTCAATTGATGAGATTGGTAATACTACAATCATACCTAATTCAGTCATTAAAGGCATAAAAAAGATTAGATCTTGACTTAATTGATGAACGAAAAAAAGCTTTGGCAAAACATTAAAAAAAACATACCTGAAGCCTTTTTTACTCGCATAGAATCAAGCACTACTAATGGTATTCCTGATATATTTGGTATATATTATGGACAGAATTTTTGGTTGGAATTGAAATCAGATGATGTCAGTTTTCCAGCTTTAAATAAATGGCAGGTTGTTTGGATAAATAAGTTTATCAAAGCAGGTGGCACGGTAATTATCTTCAAAGAGACCCTCTTGGAGCGTTCTTTGAAACTTTATAGACCAGTGTCCCGTTTTACTGATCCTCGCACCCTCGTCCCTCGTGCAGTGTTCTCGTTCCCGTATGACTGGGAACTGATTACAGGAGCCCTGCAGCGTGAGCTGGGACTCAGGATAACGTAGCCTCGTTCTCGTTCACGGGATCTCGTTTCTCGTTCTCGTTTGAACTTGAAAGGTGCACCCTGCAGCTAGAGCTCAGGCACTGGGATCTCCTTCGGGAAGCTCGTTCTCGTTACCTGCCCCTCGTTTCTTTCCCTCTTTGTTAGTTAGCGGGGGGCTGGTAACCAGACTGGAGCTGCAGCTTCTGCTGGTGGCACGGCAGGGATACACAGACAACCTGCCGTGTTAAGAAAATAGTTCTTGACATTTATCCCATCAGGTCTTATCTACACTGGATGAACTAACAAAGGAGAAAAGATATGGTTGCTAGATGGCATTATTGGAAAACTAAAGACAAAGACAAACCTAAAGACAAACCTGAAGCAGGTAAGACCTACGCATTAACCGGTGCTCGAGGATCTCGCTGCATCGCCAACGGTAACACATGGGCGGAGTCAGAAGTGAAGGATCCTGCAGCTCAGGACCATGATTCGGAGAAAGATGAAGAACTGTCGTGATGTACATTCTTGGAGGCCTCGCTATTATGTGGCTGCTATGGCCAACCTTCACCAGTCTCTTGGTGGGGCTCACGCTGCTGATGATAATCTCGCTCGGGTAGTCTCGTTTTGCTTACAATTGTTACCGGTAAAGTTCCCCCTTCAGGAGCTGCCCGTGCAGCTGGAAGCTCGGTTGGAACTCTCGTTTGCCTAGCAATGTCGTGGGCTAAAAGTTTGGCACCCAGAACTTCAGGCACCAGTTCCACCACCTGTGCCTGAACCACCACCACAACCACCTAAATTATTTACTTGCATAGGTAGATGGGATTTGATAAGACAACGAATCAAACTAACAAAGAGAGGAAAATATGGGACTAGACCAATATGCAGGATTTCGTGATTCAAAAGGCGAAGTCCACGATACTTTCTATTGGAGAAAACATTCTCGGTTGCAGGTGTTTTTTGCAGGGGAGTATATAGAACAAAACAAAGGGCAGACGCAGAAGCTAGAGAACAACACGATAGACGACTTGCAACATCTTGGTTTCAATGGTGGACAAGGTGGTGTGAAGATAACAGAAGAACTCGTTAATCGGTTAGACAAAGAACGCAAAGAGGGTTATCCAAATTGCGTGGCTGAAGATGGTTTTTTCTGGGGACAACAATTTCAGAAAGATGCCGTCAAGGAGTACAAGGCACAAGACGAGGAATTTGTTAAGTGGTGTCGTGAGCAGTTGGCACTCGGTAAGGATATAGCATATGACTGTTCGTGGTGAGAGAACTAAAGACGAGGCGACAGATGTCGCCTCGCCACGAGTTAAAAGTTGGGCAATCGTTTTAGAATGGGAACGACCAGACGGCACTTGGTACACAGAAACTAAAACAGATATACCTAATCGTGTTAGTGGACAAATAGATGATTATATTACGGAGTTAGAAGATGAAAAAAAAGAATGACGGCTCGGCTCGTTCTCGTAAGAGTGGACAGATAGCACAAGAAAAACATATAGAGCAGGTGGAAGGTCTGGTGAAAAATCTTGAAAAGCTGATGGGGGGTGAGTTTCAACTACAAGTTGAGCCAATAATACCCATAAAAAAAGATAAAAAAAAGTTAAATTAACTATTGCAATAAGTATGGGATTTGATAAGACAAGCAAGTATTCATAAGAATACATTAACTTAACAAAGAGGTAAAAATGCCAAATGCAATAAAAAAGCTAAAGCAAGATGAGAAGAAAGTAATACTTGCATATGCTCAATTAAAGCTGAAAGCAAATAGACTATCTAAAGAGTTAGACACCATGAAACAAAATGTTGTTGATTGCTTTGATAGAACAAACCAAAATTTAATTATTGTTCAAGATGAGAATGGTAATTCTTTTGGTGTACAGAAAATAAATCGTAAGCGAAAGAAATTTGAAACAGCAAATTTTAAAATTGCTCATAATGATTTATTCAATAAGTTCTGTACAGAAATTGTGTACAGCGAATACAAAGCAATAGGGGATAACAATGACAAATAGTTTAATCAATATTGCTAAAGTATTAAGTGAACGAGTAAATAATAATCAACCTACTCAACAAAGCGATTTACATATTAATGTAAATGGTAAGAAACAACTCAACTATGAGATTATGTTTCA